ATGTGTGCATCTAATGACTCCAAGGCACGGTCTAAACTGTATTTGTCTTTGTTCTTTGCAACCTTGCTTTTAAAAGACCACAGTTCATCACAAAAACAAAGCTGACACAGCTCACCAATTACAACGCCAAAATACATTTTGACATTGTGCTTTAGGCTGCGTCTTGATTCTTGGTTTAGAACTGCGTATTTATATGCCCAGTTTGCCATACTGCAATTGAGCTGGGTTGGGGAATAGTGATCAATGCCAATTTCTAAAAATGCAGGCGGTGTACTTTCGAGAATATCTGTAAGCGTTTCGTTCATATTTCTTGCGTAAAAAAATTTAAAAAATTTTAAAAGTTTTTGCAATTTTTATTTATGAGTTTTTTGTAACAAAGACAAAAATTGTCTCAATCCTGTAGATAAAAACAAAAAATACTGTAGTAAGCTTGCTTTTTTATTCACATATCAATGTGAATAATGACAAAAAATGTATCAATTAAAATGACAACAAAAGACACCTGCAGCAGTTTTATAAACTTGCGTATTTTGTGTGCCATTTGTTTGAGTTGGTAAAATAGTTTTACTAATTTATTGTCACCATTATGAATTTAAATGAGTGGTGTGACTTAACTGGCAAATCTAAAAAAACAATTGCAAGGGAGCTGGGTGGTATTAGTCCTCGAAATGTCTTTAGGTGGGCTTCAGCAGAAATCTTTCCCAAGCCACCTGAACTGATTAAAATAATTAAAATTACCAACGGTGCTGTGACGGCAGATGACTTTCTAAAAGCATGGGAGAAACGTCATGTCCCAGAAAAAATTTAATCTAGATAAATATAAAATGGTTTGCGTCAAATGGCAGGACGCAGTGGACTTCGAAACTGGATGGCACTCTTTAAAAAAAATTCAGAATTCAAAGACTGAACCTGTTACCAGTCTTGGCTGGTTAGTTAAGGAAACAAGCAAGCATATTGTATTGGCCTCTGATTTCTGTAGTGACGGTATTACAGGCAGGGCTATTACAATCCCAAAAGATTGGTGTGCAAAAATAACAAATCTATTTGAGGTATCAAATGAAAATTAAAATCACCTGGTTTGAGTATTTTGCAGCAGCCGTAATCGGCATGCTAAGAAAATCAATGAGCCTGGCAAAAGATCACAAAGATCGATATGGCTCAGAAATGTCAACTAAACCTGTGTTTGATGCTGGATGGTCTGTTATATCAGCGGCCTCAGAGATCGCAGCAGCTAAGGCACTAAACAGATATTGGAATTTTAGTGTGAATACATTCAAGGACGCAGACCTGCACGAACTAGAAATTAAATGCCAAATGCATTACAGCCAAGACCCAGCAAAGAATGAAAATTATTTAATAATCAGACCTGAGTTTAATGACCTGCAAAAATACATGCTGGTTATTTGCCACAGCCACACACGTTACGAGCTAGCAGGATATATACACGGATCAGAAGCAAAGCAGGACAAGTACAAAGCTCAATCAGGAACAAGACCGTGGTTTTATAAAGTGCCTATAGACGCACTGAGTCCAGCAAGGGATCTATTATGAATAAATTAATTGTTGTATTGCTGCTCCTCATTCTGGTCATGGTGTCTGCAAATTTTTTGGTCTACATGAATCACCTGGACTCGAACTGGTGTGCAGCTGAGGTTGAATATGTAAAACATGGTATGTTTACGATATTGCAGCACCTTGGTCTGCCAGGACTTGCTGATTAATGATTCAAAACGAAGCAAAATGGGCAGACTTTTTAAGATCTGATACCAGCCCCAAGGCCAAAATATTATATCTATTTATTTGTGAGTATGATGCAAAATATGGCCGTTGCTATGTCAGACAAAATACCTTTGCTAAGCAGCTCAAGTGGTCAAAGAGAACTGTTATAAGATGCCTGGATGAACTGGAGCGGTGTGAGTGGATCACCAGGAAAAGATTACGCTCTAGCTGTTTGTATCATGTAAGGGAGAACATGCTCAACGAGTTGCCACCAGCGTCACATATTAATAGAGTACATAGTCTAAATAGTACTAATACTAAATATACTACTAAGAATACTAAGAAGTTGCCAGACATGGCAAAGCTAGCAAAGTCTATTAGCAGGGGGTATAAAATGAAAGTCAATGAACCGAACACACCTGCAAAAACAACTAAAGCCCAGCACGATAAAAAAATTAAGTTTCTAGAGTCCATGGACAAGTATGACCGTGAAAAGTTTTGGAAACTCTACATGGCAGGTAAAGTCAAGCTACCTTGGGATATAAAATTGTGACTGTAACCTCTGTTCAAATTATAGAAATGTTCGAAACAGCACACGAAGTAGAGAAAAAGTTGCCTGCAGCCATAAAAAATGGGATGTCCTCCATGCGGTTTGAAGTTGTTAATGAAAAAACTGAGCATGCTGCATGGAAAAAAGCAAAGCCAAGACTGACTGCAACAGCAAATGAAATAGCCATCTTTGAATTTGTATTGTTCTATCTAAATCCTATGCTGGATGTAAAAGAACGTAAGCTTGTTTGGGCAAGGTCAATCAAAATACCATGGCACTACATTGGATCTCATATTTTAAAATGCAGCAGACACACTGCAAAGAAACGATATATGGAGATTATAAGATTGCTAAGAATGAGAATATTGATTAGTGATGAGCTTATAAAAAAGCTGCCAAGACTGTGACAGCCCTGGCAGCTCTAGTTAATTATTTAGCCTCCTTTCTGCTCTCTTAGTGAAGCGTAATCAATTTTATACTCTGGAAATGTTAGACCATCATTTTCATCATATTTGAAAATACCGTCACCGCACTCATAGTTGAATTTAGCTTTTTCAACAATCCATTGAAATGTTTTGTTCTCAGTGTCTAAATAAACACTAGCAAGGTGTGCAAGTTTTTTCTTACTGAACCTCTCACCGTCACCAGCTTTTTTGAGCATATAACTTGGTATTGAGTTCATCATATTTTGATAAGTTGTTACAGTGTAATCAAAATTTTTCCTAAATGCACAGTCATAGGCCGACATAAACCAGCCATGACCCTTATGCCAGGATAATCTGATTTTGTAATGAACATGATTACCCTCAAATTGAACATAGGCATTCATGCCTTGTTGACTGTTTTCTCTTTTGATAATTTTCATAGGTAGTTACCTCCTTTTGCTCTGTTTAAACATTCTTTTAGTGTGTGTTTGTTAGCGTCAAAATAAAGATCTCTCTCTATTGGCAAGCCTAAAACACCTCTCAAGTCTTGCAACTCTTTGAGTGTCACATAACCGTACTCAGGAAAACCTAAGCCAACGTCACAAACACCAAAAGCAAGACCATTATGATCCAGCTCTGACAGATACCATCTGCCATTGCCGTCTGGAGTAAAGAACTTGACTACGGCCTTGTGGTCAATTTCTTTACCGTCACTGGCTGCCTTAACTTGGGCAGCATTATTTGCTCTTAGTTTTTTCTCTAGTGATTTAGTGAGTAATTTCATATTACATTTACCTCCAATAAAATTGCAAGGATGCCGCCAAAGGCAACAAACAGAAAATAATTTCTGTCAGATAAGTCTAGTAGCATTGAGTACCTCCTGTGATTGATTGAAATGCTGCAGAGCAAGGTCAAAATCAGTGTATGATGTACGCCTGACTTTTGGACAGCCAACGTCTGGGCTAAACTTGCCTGGCAGCTTGTGATAGATGCGACCACAATAATCTAATTCAATAACTACATACTTGTTAGAGTTTGGTCTTTGCACAACTGTCAAATGAAAGCTGTGAGTTTTGCGTGAATTGACAGCAAAAACTTTGACACCGTCACGGTTTGTAGTGTGAAATGGAAAATTGTTTTGCATACAATTATGATGATAGTGACATTATTTGTCACTGTCAACCCCACACACAAACTTTTTTTAAAAAAAATTATTATTGTACATTTTGACCCAAATAAGTTAACAAATAAGATATAATCAGCAAATCAATCTGCAATCCCACACATGCCAGGAAGACCAAGTAAAAAAGTTTTTTGTCAGAGCATGACAAGAGCAAGTAATTACACTGTACAATGTAGAGCCAAAGGCTATTTGATGAAGTCAGGATATTACAGGTGCAAAAACCATGGGGGCATGAGTACAGGGGCAAGAACTATTGAAGGCAAATTAAGATCACTTAAAAACTTAATATCAATGAAACATAAAACAGATGATGAACTTAGAAAAATACTCGGACAAGATCCTGGAGCAGCTACAGTTGGGAACACCACTGACCAAGATTGCCAAACAGAAGGACATGCCAGGACTGACAACCATTTATAAGTGGGCTAGAGAAAACAAAGAATTTGCAGCAGACTTACAAGATGCAAGAAAGACAGGAGCTGCAACCTGGTTGGATAGATGCTTAGAACTATTAGAGCAAAAAGATATACCACCAAATCAGCTTGGGTTCTTGCGTGAGCAGATGCACCACTACAGATGGTTGGCTAGTAAGTTAATTAGTGTTTATGGTGACAAGTCAGAGGTAAAACAGACAGGAGAAAGCACAATCAAAGTTATGTGGGAGTCAGATATTCCCAGCTCTTCACACGAAACGCAGGCTCTCGCACACGCAAATGGAGTTCAGGAAAAACTTGACAACCCAGCCGAGAAAAAAGACGCAGTTTTTGAGGCATAGCCTTGTGTGTGTGTGGGATCTATACCTAAACACGGCATTTTTTGCCTGTTTTTTTTGGATTTTTTTTGGCTCGACCCCACCCAAAATGGGCTGACCTTTTGTTATATATATATACAGGACTTGAGAACGGACAATGACAGACAAACCAGATGTAAAAGCAGCGGTCTATTTTGACGAGATCCAGAAAAAGGTGATTGTTGAAATCGGCACTTTTGATGATACTGAAGACGCTAAAGAAGCTTGTGATTTTATTATTACTTTACTCGACCTGCACAAAACCAGTGTGCCGTTTGATGCTACGATACATTAATGGAAGTTATAAAAATACCTTATAGTCC